TCCAGAAAGTGATTTCAGGGGTTCCAGTAAGGAAAACATCTTGTGCGCCATAGGCGACTAATTGCATAAGGGCTCCTCCCATTTTATTATACTATTCCTAAATATTTTTTTCTCGGAGAGTAAACATAATTAATGTAAAATACCTACATAATTAAAAATTAAATTATTTATTAATTAATTATTCACCTTCTAATATATAGGTTAAAATTAAATAATTTCCATCATATTTTCATTGATAAACTTTTCTAAATAATCTTCCATAAAAACTTCTTTTTTTCCTTCGTGTTTCTTCAAAAAAATATATGAACCGTCTACCTTTTTCACACTCCATCCTTTTTCAATAGCGTTATGTATAAAAATTAATTTCATCAACGTTTTTTTATCACAGTTCATTTGTATATTTTATTACACCAATAAAAATTGTGTTTTTTATCTCAAAACGATTATACTAAAAAACATATAGAAAATATATGTTTTTATAGGTAAAGACCCTCTCCCAAATGTCTTCCAAAAAAGTCAACCATGACCCATCACAACATACTATTGATAAAAAACATAGTCAAATGCTAGAAAGATTCCATATACATGAAACTGAAACTATTCCTAATCTTGAGTTAGAACTTCAATCTCTTAAAAAGGAAATCAAAAAATATCCGAATAATATGAGGGTTGAAATATATCTCGATAAAAAAGATAAAATAAATGAAATAAAACAAAAAATAAGAGAACTGAAAAATGAGAAAAAGCAGTATTTTCTTAAAAATTCAAAGTTCATTTTTCAGTATTTCGAAGAAAAAAAGAAAATGTCTAACGGAGAAACGAAGAATGTGAATGTTCTCAATTCCTTTTTCAAAATAAAGGAAGAAACCGTTAATACCGAGAACAAAGACCTCACTAAAAAGTCAATACAAAACTACTGGAAAAATGTGAATAATGAGATTATTAATATTAATGATTACAATATTCCATTGGATGTTTGTTGTTATTGTCTGAAAGGCGAAATGATATACCAAGAAGAAGACGGTATTTTAGTTTGTAATAATGTCCAATGTGGTTCTTTTATTACCTATATAGTAGATAGTTCAAAACCAACGAATAAAGAACCTCCAAACGAAGTAAGTTATACAGCATATATAAGATTGAACCATTTCAAAGAAATATTATCACAGTTTCAGGCAAAGGAAACGACACAAATACCAGAGAACGTTATAAATGACATAAAGAACCGTTTAAAAAAGGAGCGTATACACGATATCGTAAAAGAGATAAATTACGAAAAAATGAGAGACATTTTAAGAAATCTGGGATATAACAAGTATTTCGAACATATTCAATATATAAACTCTATTTTTGGAATAAAACCTCCTATAATGAGTGAAGAACTTCACGAAACATTATGTGTTTTGTTTATTGAAATTCAACAGCCGTGGGCCATTCATTGTCCAAATGACCGCGTTAATTTTTTCAGTTATGCGTATACATTATATCAGTTGTGTGTATTGTTAGACCAGCGACAGTATTTACCGTATATTCCGCTTTTGAAAGACCACGATAAACAAATAGAACAGGATATGATATGGGAAAAAGTATGTAAGGATTTGGATTGGGAGTATCACCCAACTGTTTAACATTTTTATATTTAATTGAATAACTAAATATAAACTATTTTATGGAACTAAAACTCGCTTAGAGTCCTCGAGGGAAGCCCACAAGATTGGCGCCAATTCCAAAACCCGCACCTCCGCGTGCGGATTGACCCATGGTTGGAATGAAAACATCAAGCACAGAGAATGTAGCGGCAGCAGTTAAAGCAATGATAACAACTTCCTCAACGTTTAATGATTTCTTTGGTATAGCATATGCCGCAATAGCAACCATAATACCTTCGACGATGTATTTGATGGCGCGTTTGATAAGTTCACTAAAGTCAAATCCAGACATTATATACTATAATAAAACAAAAAAATACTTTGATACAAAATAAAAATAAATTATTATTTGCTAAACATATTTAAACAGAATACACTTTTATATAACATAATCATTATGTCTACTTTTGAAAGAAAAACATTAGAAAACGGCCAAGAAAATCCTAAATACGTTGACTTATTAGATGAAGACCCACCAATTGCCGGACAAAAGTATGCGGTTGTTTCATTCATTTCACCAGAAAATATTCTGAAAAAACGCGAATTATATTTATTTGAACAATTTGTAAAACAATGGGATTTTACTAAATCAATGTCAAAAACCTTTGATTTCCTTCATTTTCTTTCATACAAATACAATATCAAAGTAGACGATATTATGGATGATTATAATGAATTTGTAAAAGAAGAGGAGATTAAACTAAAAGAGTCATCATTGGAAGATGATTTCAAGAACTTTATGGATAATAACGAAGAAGCTTTGAATGAAAGATTCAATAAAGACCATGCTTTCCAGACATCTGTTCGTGGTTTGAAAATACGTGGTGTATTTAAGACAGAAGAAGAAGCTAAAGAATATACTAAAGAAAAAATTATGAAGTTTGATCCAAATCATACTACACATATTGGTCCAGTTGGTGTATGGATGTGCTGGGACCCAGATGCATACAAAACTGGTAAGATTGAGTTTATGGAGGAAGAATTGAATCAGTTGTATAGTGAAAAAATGAAGAACGAAGAAAAGGCAAAGGAAGAGTTTGAAAGACGAATTAAAGAAACTAAGAAGAAAGCAATTCAAGAAAATATTGAATTAGCTAAAAAGAGTGGAAACGTATTAACTCAAACATTAACAGAAGAAGGAGACCTAGTAGGTGTCCGTGAAAAGATTAATTTTGATGATCGTGAAGTAGCAGACTCTGCATCGGTAAATATGCGTAATGAGATTTTAAGAGATACATTAATGAAAAATAAAAATGAATAGCTTAGCTATTTTGTGTTGATAATTGAAAATAATAACTTATGTATTTTATTTTCAATTTATTTTTTTGTCTTTATGGTTTTATTTTTTTTTGATTTTTTTGATTTTTTATTGGACTTATTTTTTCTTTTTCCACCTAAAAATTCAGGTTTTTTTTCAATTGTTTGTATTGGTTCTTGAGGTTGTTCTAATTTAGGAGGTTGCAGTGGTTGCTCTAATTTAGGAGGTTGCAGTGGTTGCTGTTGTTTTGAACTTGAATTACCAAATAAGGTAGAAAAAAACCCTTTTTTTACAGGGTTTCCACTCGTGTCTAGCTGTTCTGGTTGAGAAACGTTAGATGAACTACTAAAAGGCCAGAAACCACCTTTTAAAGATTTTCGTTTGTTCGTTTTTCTTGGCATAACGTATAATTTATAAGAATATATTTTCTTAAACTACCATTTTGTTTTCTTTACATTAATTGTTTGAGCACTTTTCTTTTTTCCTTTGGATGGGTCATAAATATCATCATCATCCGATTCATCTGAATCATTATTTGCGTTCCAATATTCTTTATTTCCTAACCTGAAATCAGGGTGATTTTCTGCTTTGTACCAAAATATCATATCTCTTATGTCATTTGATTTAGAATTATTATTTATTACTAAACACTCATAATTTTGTGTAGTTTGATCCATTACCGTACAAAATGCTTCCAATGTAGGAAACATACTTGCATAGTTCTCCCAAATACGTTTTCTGTTTGCTAAATAAGGTTCTCTTAATATAAAAACATAATCAATATTTGTTCTTAAATTAGGAGGAATACCTAAAGGATACTGCATAGTTATAATTAGCATTACTTTCCAATGTCTTCCATTCATAAATAATGCACGCATAATTCTATCTCTAGTCCACGTTTGGTCATATAAACAATCATCCATAATTACAAATAGACGTGGGTCTTTGGTGGTTTTATTATATGTCTTCATATCTTCTTTCATGTCTTTCAATGCTTTTTTTTGTCGGCGAAGTAGGTTCTCTATAATTGTAGTATTGTATTCATCATGGATAAAAGATTTAGGCACAATACTACTATAAAAACCGTTTGCAGCTTCTGTTCCTGAAATAACTGTACCAGCTGGAATATCTTGATGATAATATAACAAGTCTTTTACTAAATAAGATTTACCTGTATCACGTCTACCTATCAAAACTACAACAGGTCCTTTATTTTCATTTGGTTTAAATGTAATATCTCTCATATTAAACTTCTTTAGTTGTAATGTCATAAAAAATAAGTATATTAAAAATAGATATAAAAATCAACAATTTAACAACGCATATTTTATGTGTTAATATTCAAACAATATTATGTATTAGAGAATTATAAAATGAAAGGAATTACTATCGATTACTACAAACCAAAACCAATTTTATTGAATAATTTAGAAGAAAAATATGTTATGACAGATGATGATAATGATTATAACTATAACCCTTTTAAAATAAACAGTATTCAAAATTATCAACCAATATACAATCTATTTTTTGACTTGAATAATTCAAACTATAACAAGATATCTCTAAAAAACAGATACCATTTCTATGATTTAGAAAACGTAATAGATGTTAATACTGGAGAACTTGTAAATAAAAGTGTTTTTATAAAATATTCTCCATTATTAGACCCGATTCATTATATTATTGGTAAGTATGATACACACGACATAAAAATTAGAACATTACCAAAATTGAGTTTAATGAATGTAGAATGTCATAAAAAATTAGTTGATAATAATAATGCATCTTATATTGATGGATTTTTCAGTTTTTTATCCGCTCAACTTTTACACAATCATAATTTCCTTCACGCCGTAGATTTTTTTGGTTCCTATTTAGCAGTTCAACAATTGTTTAAAATTAATATATCGGATGATTATGATTATATATGCGATTCGACATTTTATTCAGAAAACAAAAATAAACTATTTTACATAAGTAAAAATGAACCAGCCCATTATAGAAGTTCTAATTCCCGCGCAAACAAACAAAAGTTGAACATTTCAAATACAAATAATGGAGAACTTTTGGATTTAGGTATTGAAGAATTGGATGTTTCTAATATAAAAGTAAATGAAATAGTCAAAGATTTTGAAGAAATTTATTCAAATAATAACGAAAAAAAAACATCGGATACTTCTTCAAGTTTCAGTGATGATGATGACGATACCAATGAAGATGAAAACAAAGATGATAATAATGATGAAAACAAAGATGATACAAATGATGAAGATGAAGATGAAGATGATGAAACTGTATATGAAGATTGTAGTGATAAACAAAGTAATGACGATGAAAGTAATGAAGAAGAACCAATATTTGCATATATCAAAGACTTTCCAGTTCAAATGATTTGTCAAGAA